GCCGAGCAATAACGGGAATTATCCGTTTGTTGCTGCTGACTCAATACGGAAGAGAGCAGCTTCACGAAGGCGAGCAAAGCCTCCGAAGTAGTACCAACCGATTGTGCGGAAACGACGGAGTGCATCAATCTCTGGACCGATAACGGTTGAGATGTCTGCAGCCTGTGCTTCAGCCAATGCTTCACGACCTGCGATAATCGCACGGTAGTTGTTAGTGAATGTAACAGTTCCTGTTGCTGCAGCAGATGCAATATCTGCGTTAGTCTTAGCATAGGAGAATGTAGTTGTTGAACCTACAACTGTAATTGTGTAAGTACCATTGAAGACTGCATCTACGCCTGATACTGTTACAACTTGACCTACACCAAGACCGTGTGCAACTGCTGTTGTCAGCGTTGCAACGTTTGATGCAAGAGCCTTGTTAGTAACTGAAACGGTAGGAGTGATTCCACCGTTAACGCCTAGGTTCATACCGTTTAGGACACGTGGTGTCTCAACGATAAATGCACCTTCGATAACGCCTACTGCACCAGCAACGAACGGTGTACGCTCAACGTACTTTGTTAGCTCCTGGAATCCACCTGTACCAGTCTCAGCGCGAAGATCTGCTGACTGACGTGGGTGTAGGTATGCAGCATATAGTTCACCCATACGAGGCAATGCCTTGTTTGTACGTAGTGAAACAACAGCGTTGCGGATATCCGCTACTGTCATTGTGTCTACTGGTAGAACTCCTGCTGATGAAGTTGGAGCAGTTCCTGATGGACCGTTTGAGTAGATTACGTTAGTTCCTGTTGAGAGGACCTGACCTACTACGTTGTCAATAGAGTCTGCTGCGTTATACGCGATGATGTCAGCAAGTGCTGAATCAACGTCGTTGAAAGAAGTGAGGTTTAGCTTCTTTGTTGTTGTAACTGCTGAACCGTATTCGTTCAGTGTTACTGTAACCTGTGATGGGTTACCTAGTGCAATGCTTGAAACATCTGATGCTTCGCTCAATGTAGAAGTAGCTTGTGCCAAATCTGAGTAGATTGAGAAAACAACTGATGATCCTGGCATTGCCTGTTGCACTGGCTTAACATCTGCAAGTGAACGCATAACAGGAATGGAACGAAGTGCCATTCTTACATACTGATCGTATGCTGCTTGTACGAGGTTGCTGATGCTAGACGTGGTGGTAGGGGTACCTGTTGGGATAGCCATTTATGGTCTAGCCTTTCTGTTTTAGGATCGGATTAGAGTCCAGACAATCTAATGACTTCATCCAGTTCTTCACGACTGTTTGCATTCATAAGCTTCTGCATAATGTTGTCGTTGTGTTCAGGAGATGATCCTGATTCGACAGCATTAGTCATACGCTTATATGCAGCAGCCTGAGCTGGATCTACATTAGGTGTTGCCTGGGTTTGGCCGACATCAATACCGAATACATCGGCATAGTCTGCAAGCCATTTAGACACGGACTCCTCAGTTGGGTCAATGTCCTGCGGGATAAATGAAGCAATTTTGCTATTTACCCCACGACTTTCGAGGGCATCTTTAATTGCTCGTTCTCTTTGCGCTTTATTTAGATTTTCAAACTGTGCCTTTAGTTCGGCCAGTTCCTTATCTTTTTGCTTAGTAGCCTTGCGCAGTTGTTTTACGAGATCATTGCTGGTGTCTTCGGTATCGAAGTCATCATCCTCGTAGTCATAGTTGGACATAGGTCCTTCTCCCATTCTTTGTTAGATTGACGCAGGCCTCACAGTCACCTTGGGGCGGGTGGTGTGGCTCCTACTACTGGTATTGTTATCACTCCACTAGGCCAGTCGTTCTAGTGGCAGGTCTGTTATATTGCGCCTGCGCGGTCTCGTACTAAGGCTCCGCCAGTTAATCCAGATTGACCGCTAAAGGCAGCCTTCTCAAGTCCAGTAACTTTCTGGCGCTGCTTGCGTGCTTCTTGTGCTCCTGGAAGTTTGAATACTTCTGATTCTGCAGTTGCTTGAGTGTATGGATCTTGTTGATATATTGATGCCAACTCTGAACCACGTTGTAGTCCAGCACCGATTGTAGAATAACCTGCAGTAGCTGCTGCTTTATCTACGCCATATCGTTGTAGTTCTTCTGCTCTTGCAAGATTAGTGCCAAGATTTGCCATCATTGCAGCGCCACCAATTTCAGCAGTTGTGATCTTACGCTTGATTACATTAAGAGCATTGGCAGGATCTAGTGCATAAGCCAAGATATCTCCATTAGAGATTCCTGGGTAGAATTGCTTGAGCGTCGCGGCAATCTCTGGATTTGCATTGATTACGCGATCTTGAGCTGTGACGATACGATCTTCTAGTTCAGTAGAAGATACATCCCCAGCAAGTAGCGCCTCAAATCCCTTTTGGATTCCCATATCACCTCTAGCATAATACTCTGGAGGTAGTCCTCTGCGACGCATTACTTCTTGGTAAGCATCTTCGTTACGGATGTATTCAGACTCAGACAGAGCACGAAGACCATTTTTAATACGTGCCTGATTAGCAGAAAAACGCTTCTTATAGGCATCTGTTTCGCGTAGTCTAATAGTAAATTCTGATGGAGATATTCCTGATGTAATGAGATCCCTGAGTGGCGTTACTAAAGAACCAAGACCATATCTATCAAACTCACTATATAGTAAATCGTATGCAGATTGACGCTCAGAGTTATTTTGAGAAACTCCGCTGCCACCTACACCGCCACCGACGTTAGCACCAGCATTTCCACCTGCACCACCACCGACGTTGCCGCCAGCACCAGTGCCAGCACTTCCACCTGCGCCTGCGCCAGCACTGCCACCTGCACCACCACCACTTGTAAATGCTGCTGGGTCTGTTGCCTGAATTGGAAAGTTGCCATCTTCATCTTGGCCAGCAAGAGGACCGCCTGTATAGACCATAACTCTTTGACCAGTGTTGGTTACAATCTCTTTCATAGGGTATTGCTCTGGAGCAAGTACTGCCATATTAGGATTAGGATCAACGAATGTAGAAAGGTTCTGATTTACGGGAGTTCTAGGTACAGATGATGTAGGAACTCCACGCTGTGCAGTAGTTCTAGGCGTAGCAATTACTTGACGGATGTTATCTTCTGGTGCTGTTGTCATTTTTACCCCTGGAATCCAAAGTTACGAAGAACTGTAAGTGCAGCATCTGATACTTCCTTGCGAGCATTACCTGTGTACTGCCAACGATTGTCTTGACGTAGTGATTTCTCATAGTCAAAAAGGTTTACATCACCCTTTTCGTTAATACCCATACGTAGCGCTGGATCTGTAAGGTCAATCTGACCCTCATCCAACTCTAGGATATTAGCCATAGTTCTACGGTATGGAGCATAGATCTGATCTAGATTAATACCTTGGCCCAATAGGTCACGAACAAACTGTGGTTGTCCAACCGCTGCAAGCTTGCGAACATCTTGTGCGAGACGAGTTGGATCTATCTCACCTAGCGCCAAGCGTTGCAAAGTTTCCTGTGCTGTTGCTGGCTTACCATCAATTCCAGGTGGAAGGATGTTCTCTAGTTTCAAACCGTTTTGCTTAGCCAAAGCCTGAAGTCCTTGGTAGTTCTGAAGGGCAAGACCACTGTAATCTTCTGTGACCTTTCCGCCAACCATTCCAGCTATTGGACGAATACCACTAACCAAGCGACGTGTAATTACTGCATCATCTGCATCTTGGTTATAGATATAGAGATCTTCTGCAATTAACTTTGCCTGACCTTCGTCAAGGGCAGAACCCATTTGACGTGCCTTGGTAATAAGGTTGTTTGTGATTTGGGCAATTTTCTGCTCGTAATCAGTAGTTCCTTTAGCTCTACCAGACTTAACTAGGTCTTCATAGTTAAACTTCTGTAGGTAGCGAGCCTTGATCTCAGTAGAGTTTTGGCGATACCAAGGATCTTTTGCAACTTCTTGTCTAAACTGGTCAATATCAATTTTGCCATTAACATACTTATCAAGTATAAGTTCTAATGACTTGACATTGCTAAAGATAATATCTGGGATACTATAATCTGCTTGAACTTTTGCAAGAGCTGCATCGTAACCTTTAACAACAGATCCGCCAGCAGGAGTAGTACCACTAGCTGCAATAATTCCAGGTAGTGTAGTTGTATCTACACCGCTGGCTTGTGGAAATTCAACACCTTTTCTACCACCAGTTGTACCACCCGTAGTACCGCCAGTTCCGCCACCCGTAGTTCCACCAGGTTTTGCCTTTGGTGTAGGTGTTGGCGTAGGTGTTGGTGTAGGAGTTGGAGTAGGCGTAGGTGTTGGGGTAGGTGTTGGAGTTCCTTCATTTTGAGGCTCATTGAATGTAGCGACTTTTTTGCCTAGAAGTTTTGTACGAGCAACCGTCTCTGATATTTGAGCACCAGCAACCTTTGAATAAGCACTTTGGTATGGCTTAACAAGATCTTCTATCTTCTTATCAATTCGTTTTGCCTGTGGGCTTTCAGGATCAATAAGTAGACTTTTTTCTTCATTAAGTTTATTTATATCTTCTTGAATCTTTGCAAGAGCCTTACCGCCGTCATACTTGTCAAGACTTCTTTGAAGTTTCTTTAGGTTTACCGCTCCATCAGCTATGTCTTTTTTAATCTCATCGTACTTGGCGCGAGCTTCAGCGCGTCTTTCTTCAGACTCATTTACGTTTTGAGCAATACGCTCAAATACATCAAGTCTTCCAAGGTTTGTTTGATACTTAGCATTTTCATTAATAAAAAGAGCAGCAAGTTTTTTTCTGTCGTTAGGTATCGTTCCAAGAACTGGCATTAACGCAACCCTCCAAACATATCTACTACGGTTGAGTAAGCATCCAAAGCACGATTAGCCTTGGCTTCATCACCCTGTGAAATCTTGTCAATTAGGAACTGCTGTGCTTCTTGAGCACCGAAACCACCAACAGTCTTTGATCCAACAGTATCTCCACCCTTAGTTGTATAAGATGTAACTAAAGGATTCTTTCGCTGTTGCTCACGAATCATCGCTGTATATTTTTCAAGTTCTTCTGGAGTTGCCTTTGGGCGACCAGTTAGACTCTTAACAATTCCATCAATCAAAGTCTTTGCAGACAGATCATTGATCTCTTGTTCCTGTACATAAGGTTGACGTGGGCCACCGCCAGCACCGCCAGCACCCTTTTCACGTGCAAGGAATGTATTAAAGTCTAGTTGCTGACCAAGGATAATCTCTTGGTTCAAGTCGTCATAGGCCTTGAGATAAGCATTACGCAGATCTGTTGTAGCCTGACCAGTCAATCCGCCTACTTGATATCCAGCACCCTTGAGTTGGTTACCAATACCAATGCGTTCTTGTGGAGACATCTCCAAGAACTTACGGATAAGTTCCTTTTGAGTAGCCTTCTGGATATTGTTTGGGTTAGCTGCAGTAGGAATGCTTGAAGTAATATAAGAAACATCGCTAATACCGCCAGAGTTCCACGCTCCAGATGAGGTTGCGTCTGCTGTTCCAGCAGTAGGTTGCTGCTTGACAACCTTACTTACGCCACTGCTTTTACCTACTGGCACTTTATTCTCCGATCAATGATGCAAACAACACATCATAGGCTGATTTAGTATTTGGATTGCTAGCAGCTAGTTCTTGTAACTGAGCCTTAGCACCTACTTGAAGGGCATTCTTACGATCCTGAGCAGCATCTGTTCTGTCTGTAATAGATGAGAACTGTGCGCTGAAGCTATCGTATGTTTGAAGCATTTGACGAAGAACCGCTACTGTCTTTGTCTTTGGCAAGTTCTTTTCGTTAGTGAGCATATTGCGAAGGTCATTTACTGCAATCTCACGACGAACATCTGATGCTCCGCCTGATGCAAACTCTGTCTGCAACTGTGGTCGAACAGACATAAACTGACCAGACCAGTTATCCCATTGCTGATTAATCATACGCTTCTGATCTACTGATGTTGTAGATGCCAGAGTCGCTAGATAATCCTTGCGTTGCTGGAAGTAGTACTGCTTGTCTGTGGCGATCTGTGTCTCACGAAGGAAGTCACCGACCTGCTTCTTATTGAGGAAACCTTCATTCATCATAGTCTTGTAAGAGTCATAGCTGAACTTACCGATATTAGGAATCAAGAATGCCGCTGCTTCTGGGTACTTCTTGAGTAGTTCTGTGTTGTTATCTACCCAGTTACCTGCTGCTTCGCCGTACTTGATGACAGCAACTGTATTCTTCTTGGACTCAGATACTGTGTATGGCATCTGCTTAGGGAAGAGTCGAATCCACTCTTCAGTAGCACGTGTGTAATCGCCATTGTATTCAGTAACTAGGTTAGAGAATACTTGCTTAAAACTTGTACGTTCATTGTCACGAACCCATCCAGCCATCTCAGACTTGAGCTGGACTGAAGGTGATGCTGGCAGAATCAACGCAGTAAAGAAGCGCATACCCAAGATAGTCTGGGTTGTTGCCTTTAACTTGTCCTGATATTCCTCTAGATCTCCAGGAGATGGTGGAACATCGTTGCCTTGTGCATCCTTTGTAATCTTTAGCCCGTTATCGGTAGCCTCTAGGTAGGTAACTGCCTTACGGAAAGCTGATGCGTACTGTGAATCGCGTTCATCTTTGTTTAGCGCTGCCAATGCACGGTTAAGGTGCGCTGGCAAGATAGCGTTAATGATTGGCTGGTCTTCTCCGTACTCACCAAAGAGATACTTCTCTGATTCCTTGAGTGAAGGTACCAACTCATACATCATCTTGACTGGCAATGCTGCCAATGGACCAGAGAATGTTGGGAACAACGAGTCTGGGTTCATAGATGGTGAAATCATATTGAGTTTTGCACCAAACTCCACTGGCATTGGAGCGACGAACGCACCTTTAATACCAAATGCTGTAGCAAGTTTAGACATTGCTGCATAAACTGGCTGCATTCCTGGGTAAATGAAGTAAGCCTCACCCTGATCGTCCTTCTGAACGAAGCCAGAGTGTGATACACCCTCATATGTCAGTGACGCACGTGCGATTGACTCTGGATTGTAACGAACTCCACGCAATACACGACGATAAAAGTCTTCTGTTGCACGATAGTAACGAGCAAAGTTACGCATTGTGAATGCTAACTGTGTACGAACCTCTGGATTATCAACGTATGCAAGCACTCGCTCTTTAGCAAGATCCTGAGTTAGTTCAATAATCTTAACTTTACCCTTTAATTCAGCATCTTTAATCAAGATAGCCTTCTCAGCATCGGTCAATTTAGGATTATTACGGATAGGATCTGTTAGGAGCTTCATATAACGCTCTTCTAAACCACCGTTTTTCCAACGTTTACGCATATCAACAGCAGCTGAGAGAACCATTGGCTCACGTGACCAGCGAGCATTCATCTCGCCAACCCATTCCCAGTGCTTTCCTACGATCTTTCCAGCAGGATTACCGTCTGCGATAGGCATAATGCTTGGACCAGAGATGAACTGTGGTGCATCTTCTGCCAGCTGTGGCAAGTCATCAATACCTAGGTCACGTGTATTGATCTTGATGCCACCTTCAGGTGTACGAATACTTACCTTGGCTAGCAACTTCTGGTTGATCTTATCTTGGCTATTTACAAATAGGTTGCGAGTTGCAGCGTATACATTCTCTGCGTGTACTCGTACGTCAGCGTTATTACCTGGACGGTATAGCTGGAAACGAGCCTTCTGTGACGCATACTCTGGAGAATCAATAAACTTTACGATTTGTCGAATAGCAAACTCTTTAGATTCTGGGCTATCTGACATATACTTCAAAGCGATAGAACCTAGTGGATCATTACCAATAGCAGCAATGCTTGTTATCCAAGCAATCTTACCTTCTGCTGTAATCGGAGAATACTCACGATAGTTTCCACCGCTGTCTTTAGCGTATGTAACTCCATTGATCTTGTACTCACGAGATGTGCCGTACTTGTCTACAGTACGAAGCGCATCTGTCCAGTGATCTGCACCAGTGATGCCCTTCTTGCCACCTTCAGCAACGCCTGCAAGTAGTTCATCAATAGCACCAAATTCTGCCATCTCAGCAATAATCTCACGTGCTTGTGGATCAAGTTTACCAAGGTACTTATCTGCCATAACAGCATCTGCCATAACCTTGCGAGCATCTTGTACTGTCTTAGCAGCAGCAATTTTTTCAGCATAGAGTTTACGGTCTGAACGCTTAATGAGCTTGTTGATAACTCCCAGCGTATCTCCACCTTGGCCAGTACGTAGCTTTGTTGACAAACGTCGGCCTGCTGCTACACCCCAGATTGAATCGCCCACTGCAAGGTGAACCATTAGATCTTCAATAGAGTTACGTACAGCAAAGCGAGGACCAGCAAGAGTCAAGAATGACCAAGCAGATGTAATACCTTCAGCCCACTTAGAGTGAGATGCGTTCATTATCTTGCTTGCTATCTGATAGCGGTCAACGATTCCGTCAAGATCTGTAATCTTAGGAACGCTCATACCTGATGCTAACTGAAAATCAAAGATAGCAAACTGCTGGTCATTAAAATTAGATGGCTCAAAGTAACGAAGTGTTCCGTCATCATTGAGTACTGGCTTACCCTTAGCGTCGCGTACCAAGATACGTGGAGCAAATAGTTGCTCACGAGATGAGTTAGCCAACTGGTCAAGAATGTTCTTACCACCAGGAACTTTATTAAGTCCACGGATCTCAGCTACTGTATTGAAAACACCCATCATAATCTGACGTTTCTGTGCTTCATCTCCAGCCTTGAATGCTTCTGCAAATAGGCGTGAGTTGTAACGAGTATTAGCTAGGCGTGATAACTGATAGACTTTTTCAGCAGCATCTGGTGCGTTAGGATCAAAGAAGTTATCACGAAAGAATGGAACCTTTGAGAACTTAGATGCAAAGCGGTCAATACGATCTTGGATATAATCCAATGGCATACGGAATGCACCATCTGCACGAATCTTGGCAGTCTTACGCTCAATCTCGCCAATGACGTTTGTTTCAGTTTGCTTTAAGAATTCTTTAGGAGTATTGACAGTTGCTGGTTCTCCTGTGCGTGAATCAACAAACTTTGTCTGGCGCATTAGCTGACCTTCAACGCCACCAATGGTTGTCTGGTCACCGAATACTTCACGGCTAACACGCTTACCTGCTTGGTCAAAGCGAAGAACTTTGTTACCAGTAGTTAGTGCTGCGATACGAGTCTGACGTGCAAGATCCATACGTGGTAGTAATTGAACCTGACGACCTGCTTGACCTTTAAGAGTACGAAGTGCATCCTCGCTGTTAGCAAGAAAGTTCTTCATAGTGCCAGCTTCGGTAACGCCTTCTTTAAGCATAGCCTCAATGACATCATCACCAAACTCAGGAGCAATACGCTTGAGTTCAAGACCTGCCTGCACTAAAGTCTGTGGATCTACGCCACCTTCCTTGACTGCCTTGCGAGCTATTGAATACTTCTTCAGTGCTCCAACATAGGCTTGGTCAAATCTCTGTACGCTTGCTACTTCAAATGCCTTCTGAACATTGCCAGCATCGCCAACGATATTATCTAACGCATACTTTGAAATATCATATGTCTTTTTAGCTTTACCAAGTAGCAACGTTGGATCTGCAAATATGCGGAATGCTGCATCTCCTAGACCTGAGATAGTTCTATATGCAGCACCTGAACCTTCCCACTTCTGAGGAAGTAGTGCGTTAGCAAGTGCGCGACCTGGAGAATACTTTGCAGCGTTAGCAGCATCTAGTGCATCTTGAAAGAGTGGATCTTTCTTCTGTGCAGCACCTGATGCGATCTGCTTTTCTTCTTCTGTACCAGTTGCAATGATCTGGTCTAGGGTCATACCCTCTGCGACCTTTTGTGCAACAGCCATATACTGCGAACCAAAGATGCGTGTTGCTTCTGCCATACGTGATGGGCTAAATACTTTGTCGCCCTTATCGTTAGCAGTAGTCCACGCTTTACCAATGTTTACATTCTGGTCAAGTGCGATTGCTGCTGTGCGATAAGCACGTGTAGATAAATCTGAAAGTTCTTGAACACCTTTGAATGCTAACTTCACAGGAGCTGCAACTGCAGTAAAGAGTGGCTCAACTGTGTAGTGAAGTGCTGTTCCTAGCCATCCACGCTTTTGCTCAACATCACCAAAGTTATCCTTTAGAGACTTCTGTTGCTCTGGAGTTAGCTTTGAATACTCTAACTTAGCAACGTCGGATGGAAGAGATGTTAACTTCTGGTGCGAGTCTACAGCTTTGATATAGCCATTGATCTGCTCTTGTTGCTCTGGAGTTAGCCCAGCTTGAGCAGAAATAGCTTTAATGTTATTAGAGGTTGATCCCACTACTGACCTCTAGATAAAGCCATCTGGTAGAGAACAGAAATTTCTCCAGTTGTATCAAATGGAAGTAATGCTGCAAGTGTATCTGAGAGCTTACCTTCTACTGGCTTTGGTGGTCCAGCCATAGTCGTAACATCTTCGCCAGGACGTTGCGTTGGAGCAAACATTCCTGTTAATGGTTCTGGCTTTGGAGCTACCATATCTGCGACAGGCTCAGGCTTGGCAGATGGTTTAGGGGAAGTAGAAGCACCTGCGATATCTTCCGCCATTGCCTTACGATCACCGTAGTTCTGTGATGGTGGCAAGTCTTCACGTACGGAGAATTTTCCTGGACCGCCAATTTGTAATGGGCTATCTACCATCGGTATCCTCCTGTATCTTTTCTAAATCGTTTGAAAATTGTTCCCAAGCTTTATTGACTTCTGAGTTACGGTTAGCATTATAGATAGCTATTTCCATTAACTCTTCTGTTGCAGTCTGTACAGAACTTGCAATGTTGTGTACAAAACCTGAAAGAACTACTAAAAAATCAGCGAAGTTTACTGAGCGTGGAACTTTGTTATTATTATCCACGCCCAGTACCTCCGTTAATTAAAATTTACTTAGCCCTTTTTTACTGCTGTACCTTTGCGACCTGCTGGAGTTGTTCCGAAATATACCTGTCCGCCTGCTGGCTTAGAGGTATCCTTCTTGCCTTCAACTGGCTTTGACATTGGTGCTGCTGCACGTGATCCTTTGTTCATTTTACACCTCCCTTACGTTATGCTGCGCCGCTTATAGAAGCTAGCAGGGTTGCTATATCTGGACGTTGTTCTGGACCAGCAGCAGGGGCCGCTCCGCCTTGTTCTGGAGTTGGCTGCGAGGCAGGTACGGGGGCCGCACCTGCTGCTGGAGTTCCTGGTGCGCCTGGCATCATAGGCATCTCTGGCGCTACTGGTTGTTCTTTCGGTGCAAATGCTTTTTCAATAACTGTTTCTAGTTGAAGACCCTTTTGACGGCCTTGGATAACTTCTGCAATACGGGCGATAATCTCGCTAGGGTCTTGACCTTGCGCTGCCAACGCTGGAATGGCTTGAGCATACTGAGCAACAGCCACCCGCAGAGAATCGCGCATTTCTTCAATATCAACACGTTGTTCCTCCTGCGTCACGTTAAGCTCCATTGGGATCTCACGACGTACATAGTCACGAGATACGAGCTTGTCGCTACGCATTTGTAGTAGAGCGATGATTGCACGGTTAGGGTCCATACCAGACATAATGCCGTAACGGACATCTACGCCGTAGTTACCTGCAATCTGTCGTGATGGAACGTACTTCATATTGAATGGAGTACCGTCGTCAACGCCCTTAATTTCCTTGGTCATATTGCCAAAGATTTTCTCGTCTACTTCAAAACATAGAGCTACTAAGTCCATAAACAAACGAGCAAACTGTGCTTGTGCTGCCTTGATTTGTGTATCAAAGCCAGCCTGTAGTGCTTGCACACCACGACCTGTAACGATAGATGCGTCAATGTTTCCTGAACGAGTTTCAGGATAACGAGCACCCGTACGTAGCTCACGCTCTAGAACACCAGACTCTGTAAAGACTCCGTTAGGTAGTTCTAGTGGAACACGACGAATACCCTGTGGGTTAGCAGAACGCATAATTGCGTCAGGTCCCAATGCAAGTTCTTGCACATCCTGTGGAATAGCAATAGGTGCTTGGATAGACTTTTCTGCCGCTTGGATCTGCAATACTGCAAAGCGAGCACGAGCAAGCTGAACTGATAGAACATCATCAAACTGTCCACGAGCTTCGCCATCAATAGATGAACGCATTGCAACCCCTGCTAGGCACTTGCCTACTGGGTTAGGTGTATTAGAAAGAACTAGGTTCTTTCGCTCTGGGATGAAGATTAAGTCCTGATCTTTGTCGTGATAGCGAACTAAAGATACATAAGGTGAGCCAGGTGAAAAAACATTCTTTGGCATAATCTGGTCATAGAACTCTGGGTACTGCATTGCCAATGATTCAGCATCGGTTGCAATTATCTGTGAGATCGAGAGGGTACGGCCAAATCTATCAATTTCAGGATAGGTACCAAAGGGATTAAGTAGACGTATTCTTGGATTGTTGGTTTCATAGTCCATCTCAACAATCGCTGGGAGCATACCGTAGGTGTTGAACCAGTCAGCACCTGTGTACATCTGGATCTGAAGATCAGAAGATGACACGTAGTAGTTAGCGATACGGGTGCGAGTATCTGCAGCTTTACGTGCAGAGTCTGAAACCATATTGGTAGCAGCGCAGTTAAAGGATGGAAGTGGAGACATCACTTCTGCTAAGTCACGTGCTGCTACATCTACGAAGTTAGCAACTAGAGGCTTTGGGTATTCTTCTGAAAACATCGCAGGGTATACCTTAGAGATATCACCTTGACGTACAGAGAGCACATCGCGCATTCTCTGGTCACGTGCGGCGTAGCGTGTTTGTAGCCGTGCTACCTTCGCTGCGACCTCTTTAGTTGATAACAAGATTTCTCCTTAGATGAATGTACGTTCTTTTTCTGCAAGCAGTTCGTCAATGTTGACGACCATTCTCTTGCCCTGTTCGTAACGAGATAGGAATGGGTTTTTCATATGGTGTGTTGCGTGGATACCTTGGTTGAGCATCTCACGGGCGCGGATCTCACAGAACCATAACGCCATCACCATATCGGTCTTACCCTTGGTCGTTGGGGACCAAGTAATTAGTTGCTCAATGAGCGCTTTAATGTTTTCAGTTTGGTCACTAGGTAAGTGAATTAAATTATCGCGGTGGTGCTTTCCGTCGTGTTGCTTGGTGCCAAACAATGTTGACATAGACGCGACACCGAAACCAGAGTCCCACTTGTTGTTACCCGTGTGATGTTCTCGCAGCAACACGCCTCTGCTTGCAAGGTTGGCACGGATGCCTTCGTCTTGCGTAAGGAATGATTGGAAAGCATTTTTCTCCACGATCCATTCGCTAGGACTATAGAGTGAAGTCCAGTCAAAGATTAACTGACGTATTTGAGCAGGCGTTGGCCTAGTAATCTTAATAGCATCAACGATATAGCGTTTATGAGTAACCCGATCAACAGCGTAGCAAACGGCGGCTGTATCACCAACCATAGCGGGATCAAGACCACAAATAAAGCTAAAGCCATTAACATCCCTAGGATGGCCTGGGTTACCAGGAACCAAGCGACCTGCTTTACGCATTCCATCAATAGAACCTCGCACACATACTGGATCGTAGATTGCATCATCTGAGATATCTTGCTGCTGGTAAACCAGCGCCCAGGTAGAGGCATCCATAGCTTGACGTTCATTGTAAAGGTTACGACCATTCCAACGAGGGTATAGGCCGTCTTCATTCAAATCTGATTCTAGCTGCCCATCAAATGGCGCATCGGATGCTGGCCATAGGGTAACCCACTTGTCAGGGTCTTCATCGGTTTCAAGTAACGCTGGCATAGCCAGGTACTTCCACGGGACCTGACCACCTGGGTAGCGATCTGGGTTACGCAGTTCACGATATAGGTCAACTGCTGAAACACGGGTACCAATGATAATCAATTTACCAGTAGGGTTCAGACGAGAACGTACGTCCTGCGTCAGCCACTTGATCTGGCGCTCAAACTCATTGGCGTTCTTGAGAGTAACCGCGTCATCTACAATAATCATATCGGCACGTTTACCGTAGATCTGACCACCGATACCTACGGCCTCGATATTCGGGTCCTTCTCAGAAGACTCACGAAGCTCATCACCAAAGGTGATACGGGTAGCCTGCCACGAGGCAGACTTAGAGTTAAACCCTACGCCAGCAGCATAAGCATTTTGAAGGTTCTCATACATTGGGTGAGTCAAACGCTGCTTGATGGCGTAGAGAAAGTCGGCTGCAAGTTGCTGGGTCTGGGAGACTATCAGCACACGAAAGTTAGGATTACGGGCTACCTGCCAGGTTACGTAGTCCACCGTGATTGTGATGGACTTGGCGTGGTTTGGCGGGATGTTAATAAGGATACGGTTGTTAGCTAGGCCTGGTTCGTATTTCATCGAAGGGTGTAGCCACGAAGGTTCAACGCCTTCGATCATATCCACTAGGTTCTGCTGGTGTGGAAATGTCTTGGAGTTAAGGAAGCGTTCGCGGAACTCGGCGAAGGTGATGTCGTGGACATCGCTAGAGGTGAAGGACTTGTCCTTGAGACCAAGGCGGGTTCGATCAATCTTGTCTGTAAAGATCTTGTCTGTGCGACGGTAGTACTCATAGGTCTTATAGGACTTGCCAGCTGATAGGCAAGCTTGTTCAATGGTCATACCTTCGGCCACAGCGCTAAGGATAATGCGCTTTGCTATATCTGCTGAGTTCTCAGCCATTGGATCTCCAGTATTATCATTGGGTTAAGTGATAGACTACACCCGATTAAAAGTTGTGCTCTGCACAACCACGGATACCGTAAGCTCCTGAGCGAGCCACAGCGAAGCGAGGGGTAAGTTGGTACTCATCCTAGGGACTCGCGTAGGGTAACCGTAGCGAGTCGGTACGGGGCTATCACATTTACCGCCCCTACTGTATATAAGGCAGGAAAAAAAGCTCATTTCCTGCCTATGGTATAAAGTATTTATATATTGTGACTAACGTCACTACAAATATGGTACAAACTAGGACATTAATAAGTGACTGGGTTCACTTTAGGAAATATATCTGTAGTGGGTACATACACACACTCGGTACATAGTTTAACACCTAGGGGTCTTCTCGCCGTAACCGTGGCCCGTACCGTAGCCGACGGCCTCCCTTCTGCCCCGTACCGTACGGTTAGGAATCTCCGCAGGGTAGGCTCCCCTTCTGGCGGGGGATCCCCGTACCAATTACCCTAACCCGAATTAATAAACCGCCTAACGAATCGGCCAAGGATCTACGGCCTACGCCTCGCGCCTTCGATCCTTCCCCGCCTCGCCTCTATTGATCCACGGGCCAAGGGTTACGGGCCAAGCCTTCGGCCCCGCCTCTTCCCTTGGATCTGGCCCCGCCTTATCCCTTCGGGCCTTGGATCTGCCTCGCCTTGGATCTCCGAAGCTTCGAAGAATAGGCGTGAAATTGACCCCCTCCAATCCCTTCCCTATACGGTAACGTATGTTAAGGTTTACCTAGTGAAGAGGATCTCCCTCCTCGCTTAATTGGAAGGATCTAAATTATGTTAGAGACAAATAACTATCACGTTAAGAATCTTCTTAACCGCTTGGTACGTGATGAAGAGATCTGCAATAAATTAATGAAGGTGATTGAAATTCTAGAAGCGCCAGAATCTAGTGATGAGATCGCTTGGTGTATTGGTGAATTGGAAACTATCGTAAAGGATCTTAAATAATGAGTACTACACTTAATGAATTAGGCGCACAATTAGAAGAGATCAAAAATAAGAATTGTGAAGCAAGAATTGAAAGTGAATTGAAAGAGCGCGAATTTTATTTAGACACGATCTTTACTATCTTCGACGATAAAGACTGCACTTCTACCGAAGAGGAGCGCGACGGGGCCAGTGATGAGATCTACACAATGGCGTACGGATCCGACACTCATAAGGTGACCCGCTTCACGTGGAGCGGAGGAGGCCCCGCCGATTGGATCGAAGTACATCACGACGGCGACGGGATCCGTCGCATTGATTATGTCTTTCAAGATTGGTACGACGGCGCACGTCGTGAAGTATCCGAAGACTCACCTATCTGGCGTTACGCCTTGATGATGTTAGAGATAGAGGAGGCCTAACCGTGGAGAATCTAACCAAGCGCGGGGCCTTCGTGTTAGGCGTGGCCGTCGGCCTTCTAATCGCGGGCCTCTATTGGGTAACGGGCCACGTATGGATCACGGAGGAGGGGATCTGCGTCGGGTCAATGGTGAAGTGTAACTAGGAGCGTACTATCTCGCACGGCGTGAGCCGTGCGGGGTAGTCTGCCACTAGGGGCAGAATCTAAACCTTGGAAGGGGTTATCTAATGAAGTACGAGAAGAATAGGGTGAGCCTCGTGGATCTATCTACGGGTGAAGAAATCGTGAGCGCGGATCTAACCGCGCCACGGGTGAAGGCTATCGTGAAGGCCTACGCCTTGGCGGGGATCCAATTAGGCGAGAAGGAGAAGGTGAGCGCGTGAGTAACACTTTCATTAAGTGTCCCGTGTGCGGGCGATTGACGGCGGGCAATTATTGTACGCATCCCGATAAAGAGAGAGAGGGTGAAGAGTGAGTAACCAAGAGCTATTGAAGGCATTGCAAGAGGCGGGGATCTTGCAGATTATCCCCGTCGGATCCTACGAAGAGAAGGGTGAGAAGAGTGAGTAGAGAATTAGAAGTGTTACGCGAGGAGTATTGGAGGGTTAGAGCTAACCCTATCTTCGATAACCCCGCCGATTATTGTATTCTCTTAGATCTTATTATGGATCGCATTGAAGTATTAGAAGGGAGTGAAAGTGAATAACGGGGCCACTACCTTACGCCGTGAGCGTGATATCCAAGGAGCTACGCTCCTAGACGATAACGATAGATTCTACTTAGAAGTAGAGGGTGAGAGGCGATACGGTTACCACACTCACCTATCTGGCACGTACGTATGCTATACGTGTGGACACTTATGCGATTGTGGAGAGGAGGGGGAAGAGTGATAGGAGATACGAAGGAGGAGATCGTCACACAATTGAATGATCTAATCTATGGCGAGGATCCTTATGATCTATCCGACATAGAAGATATAATCGGAGACGGTGATCTATTCGAATACTTATAGGCTAAGATACGGTAAGGTAAGGCAATAGCGGTTAGCTATCTCTTCTCCTCCACGGGCAGACGTGGAGGGGAGGGGAGGGTGAATCGCCCTAATAAATACCTTGGAAGGGGTAAGTAATGAATACCAAGCACGAGAGATTCTTGAATCACGTATCGCGTAAGTGTGTAGATACGTGGACGTTAGATAATAACTATCGGGTGAAGGTGTACACCTATCACGATAAGAATAAGAAGGTTTATTGGAGCATAATCAAGGAGTGTACGATAGAAGAGAGTGGTACTTCGGGGATCTACTTCGAGAAGAGCACGGTACACACTAGCCTTAATCAATTAGCTGGCAAGGTAGAGGCTATTCGATTCAATGGTGATTCTATGGTGAAGGCGCACGATAGCGCCATTGATTCGGTACGCGATCTCGTAGATCAACTATTGGATCTTAATAAGGAGAAGGTGAGCGCATAATGAAGGCCAAGGCGACCTTATCTCTCACCATTGATATAGATTCTGAAATTGAAATGGGCTTGGAGATTAATAGTAATCAAGAGGCAGAAGAATATGCCATAGAGCAAATGATCGAATGGATCTATGAAATGGTAAAAATGAATGACTTAGAAGAGTGTATAAGAGTAGAGATTACGGAGGGTAGATAATGAGTGAGTACGACTATAACGTTATCTTCACGGGTAACTATTGGAGCCTTACTACCCGTATCTCTATTGATCTAGACGATACGACGGGTAACCTAAGTGATGAGGCCCGTGAGCTGGCAGAAGATAGAGCTAACGAGGCTATTCGTGGAGAGCTTGGAATTGATCCTATTAATTTCGCTCACTCTACGAACGTGGCACTACTACTAGGCGACGAAGAGATCTGGCTTGAAGGTTTAGGCGAATTCCCGCCTATCCACGTATCGGCAATAGAAGAGGAGGGAAAGTAATGGATCAAGACACTATGTACTGGAGTGAGCTGGCAGAATTGACACACGCTACCCAAGTGGAGCGGTTTAATTTCTGCACGTGTGAAGATAATGAAGGTAACGATAACCCATATGACGATTGCCCGAAGGAGGGTAAGTAATGAATGAAGAGACATCAGTAACGCACGTGGTAACGGTAGTGATCCAAGCTGGATCTAAGTGGAATAAAGTAGAGCTATTTGACTTCAGCGGTGGCGAACCTACTCCCTTGGCTTCGGGTGAGGGAAGCAATTGGCGCACGGCGTTAGGCGAGGCACTATCTAAGATCACACTATCTTCGGATACGCCAGAGAAGGCCGTGAATGACGTGGTGAAGGAGATTAAAGAGGAGGAAGGTGAGTAATGGGATACTACGACGGCGATCCTTGGTCCAATCACGTACTTAATGAGATCAAGTGTGCAGAGTGTGAAGAGTATTTCGATCAGCAAGAGGAAGAGGGGGGCAATATCTGCCCACCTTGCGTAATAAGAGAGAGGGAGAGTAATGAGTGAAGTCATAAAGTGTGAGTGCTATATCGAAGCCGAAGTGCTCACAATATGCACCGAGCACACGCAGGAGCTAGCAAACCTACTGGCAAACCCGCCAGTGTGGGCTATTAAGGCAAGAGGGAGAGAGTAATGAATAAAGAATACTGGCAAGCTAAGGCAGAATTATGTAGAGATCTAGCCTTGGTTCAGATCCAAGAAGAGGAGACAGAGAAGGAGGCGGGGATGAATCTAATGCGTATGACCTACGCCTTATCAATGGTCGAGGCCTATTCAGAAGGGAAGGGAGACAATGAGTAGAGTGCTACGCTTCGATAGCAACGGAGAACCATTCTTAGGGGATCCAGACGACAGAGTAATCGCATTCCACCCACGCGTATCCCCGCTGGTGAATCTATACGAAATTGTAGATGAGAAGGGGGATGCGATCTGGGGTGGCAACGATACGCACGAAGCTATCCGCTACCTACGCAATAGCCCTGTCAATTGCAGGATCCTTGTGTCGGGTTGGGAGAGTGACGACGAGGACGCTCACCTTGTAGGCCAACCCATTGACATCACCAAGCTAATCTATGCCGTGTTAGCGGTGAACCAATGAGCTATTGGATATCTCTATTAGGCATAATGCTGGTGGCATACGTGCTCATTGTATGGGAGGATAAGATCAATGGAGAATGAGAAGCGACTGGCGAGTGCTGCAAAGCAAGCCGTCTATTACCGCAACTACCGAAGAGCAAGAGATCGTGCCTTGGTGAAGCTGGCGCAAGCCTACCCAGAGGCATACAAAGAATTGCTAGAGAAGGAGAAGGTGAATGATGAGCAAGAAGGCAAAGCGTGGATTGATCTTAACGGTACTACTGTTAGTCCTCGTATCGTTGCACGAGAAAAGAGTAGGGGAATCACCCTTACCCAAACCGATAGTGGTACAAACCAAGGCAACAATGGAGGAGAAGCGTGAGAATAAACGAACTGCATACAAATTTAGTAGAGCTCTCGGATATACGAAAGCAGAGGCATCGTGCCTCCTACGACTTTGGTCCCGTGAATCCCGCTTCGACCACCTTGGTTTCCCAAAGAACTCTAAGGGAGAACCAATTAGTTCAGCTTTCGGAATTGCTCAACTCCTTAGAGAGCGTAGTAGAGAACCTGAACTACAGATCCTTCACGGTTTACGATACATTGAGCACCGCTATTCAGGGAGTGCGTGTCGCGCTCTCAGACATAGCGACAGACGAGGCTGGTACTGATACAATCTGAACCGCTCACCTCTTCCGAGTAACAAGAACCCTACTGCACCCTTCCGCGGTAGGGTTTTTTGTTTTGCAAAACCATTGATTTATACTGTCAAGTCGGAGATAACATTTAAGTTTTATCGGAGTGTCGCCGTCTGGGTTTTCTGAAAAATAAAAAATCTCAAAACCCCATTTGTTATACTTGTGTTATGTCAATCAAATTGGTTGATAGTTTAAGGAAGAGGAATCAAATGATAGAGATAACTAACTGGCAGTTGAAGGTATGTATCAGGGCATTAAGAGTAATGGCCGACCAAGAAAAAAATGATTCAACCTTTGGGTCAGTACTTCTCGACTTTGAAGAGAAGCTAAGCATAATTAATTCAGAAGAGACAGAACAACAATAGTCACACCAATAAGAAGCCCCCGTTTCGGCGGGGGTTTTTTATTTGCCTTATCCGCCGTTACTGTAGAACCCTTTACCCTTGAAGGTGATAGCAGGTGAGGACCAAACACGACTCATAGAATTGTGGCAGTCGGTACACATAGGCTCTATGACCTCAGCGTGGATAGACTGTTCGATCTCTCTGGTGCTACCACACTCACACTTGAAGGCATAGATCATAGCTTCACCGCCTCTTCTATGGGTAGATAACCTACTAACTTACTGACCTTGTTAGAACGTGAGAACTCAGTAGTCGCTGGCATCCAATGACTAAACCATTCAGGCTCTGGCACTTCCATCAGGTCAAAAGAAAAGACCCCTTCTGGGGTCGAGTTAATGTAGAACGGAACTAGATCTCGTTCCGCTGCCTGTGTTATCAGCTTACGGTACTTCATCTCTTCAATCAATAGCGTGGGATAGTGGGTGTTACGACACTTCAATTCTATGTATGCAGCTGAGTCACGACTGATGCAATCGAAGGAGTCATAGATACCTTCTGACTTCTGCAAGTCAGGGTACTTGGTGTCCAGTAAATACTCAAATAAATCTAACTCTTTCATTGCCACGGGTTGTCACCGCCCAAGCCATTTTGTATCTTGCGTAGTGCGCTGGTACATCTACGATCTGCAGTAGATACTGCACACTCTAGTAGGTGTGCCACCTGTTGCAAGGTAAGTCCTTCGTGGTAGCGCATACGAAGTATGGTCTGATCTTCTACTTCAAGCTTTAAGTATGAACGCTTCACGTCAATCAAGGTAGCAAGCAGGTTGCCACCTTCTGCTGGAACGCTAGGCTTCTTAGGTGAGCCATCGTTGATGAGGCTCTGAGCCTGCTCTAGCACCGTTTCATCTACAATGGATGCGATAACGTGAGGCAATACCTGTGCGATCACTGCTGTATCGTAGAAGGCTTCATCACCTGTGCGATAGCCAGACTTAGCTGCCTTCTCTTTACGAGAGTAACGTTCAGCAGTACGCTTCATCTGCCACGCAATACGCTTCTCGTTAATGACACGCTGAACTGCGTTAGGTTCGTTGAGCATATCGTCGAACTGATTACCACGAGTAAGCGCCCAAGCAAGGCACTCTTGTAGTACATCATCTCGCTCTACATACCCACGAAACCTACGAGCTACAGCACTAGCAACGCTAGGTGCTATGTCATAGATAGATTTGTGCAGTTCACCCACGTTCGGTATCTTCTACCTCTGGCCATACGCCATCAAGCACCATCATTGCAATAGCACTGTAGTTCAGTAGGTCAAGGAAACTATCGCGCAGTGATTCGTTAGAAGGCTGCACCTCTGAGTCAATGAGGTTATTGATACGAGCTATCTTGTCCCACATACGTACACGCAGACCATTAAGTGGTCCACCTGGTGAGTGAGCAATGTTCTTTGGGCCGTAGTCGTGATGTTTACGAATGAGTAAGTTACCTGCTGTATCCATAATGCGCCAAACATCTGTAACAAATTCAGGATCTACCTTGTCGGTGTAGGGCGCAGTAGAACTGTCTCTGTCTCCATATTGATCTCTAGGATCTGGAAGCCCATATGCTGTAAAATCTGTACCATCTGTAACCATTCGTCTCTACTCATCCTTCTCACCTAGTAGCAAAGCCTTCGTTGCATCTAAACCTTTGGTTAGATAGAAGTCATTGATGTCCATTGATGGGGGTAATGTTACTATTCTGCTGTTAGTAATCTCTTGCGCGACACGCTTGGCAAACTCTGCTCCTGGGTTGGTGCCATCTTCCTTGATGTCATTGTCACCTATAACAAATACTGTGTCGTAACCAGTAAAGAGCTTAACAAAGTGTGGCTTCCAAGCCTGTACCCCAGGAACGCCTACTGCTGGGATACCTACTAGACCAGACAAGATCACGCTATCTAACTCACCTTCACATACTGCAATGAATGATGAGTCAATAGTTATATCGCTGACGTTATATAGGTGTGCCTTCTGCCCTGCTGGAGATCCATACTTAGGCTTGCCATCATCTAGTCTACGAAACTTATAGCCCACGCAGATATCATTAACTGTCATATACGGGATAGACAACCAACCTTGGTGCATCTCGTGGCCATTGATAGGATCTGTTACTGTACCCAACGAAAACTGTTGGGCAACAGCATCAGATATCCCACGTTCTTCGAGATAACTTAGAGCCTCTGCGCTTATGTTTTGGCTGTAATGTTTGGCCGCTTCCGTCAACGATTTCGATTGCACGATTGAGGGCATCCTTAAACTCCAAGTTCTCTATGTGCATAACAACATCTACTGAGCTGCCACCCTTACCGCAGGTGTGGCAGAAGTATAGGTTGTCATACGTATTCATTACAGCACTACGTCTGCTGTCTGTATGTATACAGCAACGAACCGCTGCTGACTTACCTTCTCTTACTTCTCCACCGTAATAGGAAACAATAGTTCCTATGGGGATTGAAGTTGCATCAACGGAGTTCTTTCGTTTGCTCGCTTTATGTACCCTGGACCAGTCTTGTGCTGGCATACGCACCCCTTAAAATCACACTTGTCGTGCCAATGAGCTGAACGTTTGTAGTGAGCAAGCGTGTTCTCTTCTCCGCCTTTAAGACAGTTCTGGCAGATCATTGTTCTACTACTTCATCTGGTTGGTATTCTTCTGTTGCTTCTTCAGCATCAGCTTCTGCGATTGCTTCATCAACTGGTACAACTTCTGGTACAAGTATCTCTGATGTTGTGATATTACCCTGTGGTACTGCCATTGTTCTTCTCCTTTAACCATTGTGCTAGGTCCTGAATGACCCAGGCTTGATCTATTGAAGCGTTGCGACGCTTAACTACAACATAAGACAGTGGCACTTCCCCAATACCACGAGCCTTAGCGTAGTTAAGCGCCTCAACTTGAGCTTCTCTCCAGAACTCAGGCAAGGAAAGTGTCTGCCTGTTCTTGAGTTCAAGGATATAGGTTTCTCCAGATACGATAACAACCATATCTCCCTCATCCTTTGCCCCAGCTTTAGTCAAACGTTCTGCCATTACGCCTTTACCGCGTAACCATTTCATCACGTCTGTCTCAAACTGAGAACCTTTGCGTCCGTTCTTATTCGCCATTGAGTATCAAACTTTCCATAGAGTTAAGGTGTGCAACTGGTACATACCAAGTTCTATCATTGTATCTCCACTCATCACGCTTGCATTCAGAGCCAAGCTTCCAACCTATAGCTTTATACTCAGGGCCTTTCCAATCAGGTCCAACCCTTCGTATCTTATGGCATAGACCATCAGACATCAACACATATACAAGGTTATCATTATCTCTGGACGAGTAACGCATTCCCCTTACTGGTGGAAACGAGTAACGGATCTCTCCAAATCCTGGAATGTCAAGCTCTGACTTCCATTTATTGTAGTGTGGAGTGAAGTCATACTTACCGACCATACGTGCGAATGCAAGTTCCGATCCTGCACACACAACGTGCTGCCACATTTCCCATAGGTCACCCTCTGAGTAATTGACATTCTTCGTTGGGTCACCAAAGTATGGCTTCTGTCTTTGATATCCAACCTCGACACAAAGAGCCTCCTCTTGTATTGTTAAAGCGTAGTTACATAGCACCATACATACTTTCCTGTTCGCTGGCGCGAAGATAAGGTCTAAACTGCGCATCCTCATCATTTATCTGGCAAGAACCAAAGTTCACAAACAGCGATGCCCATTGTGAGGCATCTGCAAAGTGTGGACCAAAGCGGTTCTTGACTGATGCTACCCTGAGTAGACCCTGTGTTGGATCATACCCAAGCGTAAGCATTAAGCTCGGCAGTTGACTCACCTTTCCGTGGATCGCACGTCTAGGTGGTGGCATCATTGGAGAACCATACTCGCTTTGCTCGCTTACGTGATGGAGTACAAGCACACAAGCTTCAGTCTTACGTGCCATATCGTGCAACTCCATCATAATTGCACGAAGCCCAGCCCACTCATTATCTGTTTCGGCTGCCACATTCATTAGGTTATCTATGACAATTAGCTCTGGCATTACACCATAAAGTTCGACATAGGCTTTAATTTCCATCTCGATATCATCGAGAGACGGACTGGAATCAAAGACCCATTGGATGTGAGAAGCTTCAGCCAAATAAGGATCGTAGTAACGTTGGTCCCTATTAATGTTGCTTTCAACGGTCACCTGTGTGTGACCTGAAAGATGAGCAGCAGTACGAATCATTACTGTTGCTGTGTCTGTATCAGCAGAAAAGAATAACGTTGGAACCTGTGCTTTGATTGCGTAGATCAATGCGAACATTGACTTACCAGCATTAGGTGCTGCAGCAACCATACAGACTTGGCCACGACGGAACTTGATAGATTGCTTAACTAAATTTTTCCACACGTCAGGTAGCGGTGTGGCTTTGGTAGTCACACCACCCCAAGCACGGGATAGGTTAAGCACTCTGCTCCTCTTCCAATGTTATTCGTCGTTCTTTGCGTATCTTCCTGCGATCACTATCAGTGAGTCCGCCCCAGATACCGTGAGTCTCCTTACGGATACCCCACTCAGCACATTCAACAATGTGTTGACAAGAATGACAGATTGATTTTGCTGACTTGATGCCAAGGCGTACAAGCTTACCTTCATTCTCCCTGTCAGGAAAGAATAGATCTCCGCCTACCTCAGCACATAAAGGGAACTCAAACTGATGTGGTTCCCGCATTTGTTAAGCCCAGATAGTTGCGCACTTATCTGTGGCACCCTTTGGTGCAGCACACATCCAGCCCTTCCAAGGGCCACGAGCAGAAGTACCTGTACGGAAGCTCATTACACCGTGCTTACAGCTTGGTGCTTGACCTTCGACAACAGCAGGTGCAGCAGCAGGTGTGGCAACAGGTGTTGCGTTAAATGCCTGTGCTATTGATTCAATAGTAGGAGCTGGTGCTTTGCCACCGTTGAGTTCAGCATCAGTAGTCTTAATAAGAGAAGCAACCATTGATAGGTCAGTAAGACCTGTCTCTAAGTCCTTGATATCAGTTGCATAAAGATTGATAAGCGTTCCACTGTTAGTCTTGAAGTTAACTTGGAACTTTGTGTTTTCGTTTGCAGCCATTTACTTTCCTCCAGTTTGTTTGATTGTTAACCGTAATGAATCTGCACCTTGCTTGGTAGGTACATAACCTAGTTTAGCAAGTACTTCATCTTTGTCCACTGACGTTGGCCCAGCTACGCTGTTCCACCGTACTTGTATTCCAGTATCAGTAACTCCAGCGATACCTTCAAGGGAAGACTTTAGTGAATCCTTTTCTTTTGTCAAACTTTTAATTTGCTCATCTAATTGCAGGTATTTCATCGCATTGGTCGAGGCATCCTTGTCTTGGATTAACACCTCTTCACTAGCGATACGTTCTTTTTTTAGACCAACGCATCCTAACTGCCCACTTGCGTCATAGAACTTGCAGTAGAACTTGCAGTAGTTTTCTTCACGCTCTGGCTCTGGTGCCTGAGTAGATGCCTTGATAGCTTCTAGCCAAGCCAAGGCTTCTAGTGCCATTGCTTCGTTGTAGTCTTCTGTGTGTACCTTGACATCTCGCTCATCACCATCACGAGCAATAGCAACCAGTGATACACGCTTTACATCGTGACCATTCTTTGCCAGTAGATAGCCATAGGTCTGCACCTGCCAACGCTGTTGTGTTGATGGGAAGTAGGAAAGGTTCTTTACCTTGCTTGTCTTCCAGTCAATCACATCACCTGTCCCTGGTACGTAGCAGTCAATGTGTGCCTTCATCCCATTGTATTCAACTTCTGTTTCAATGAGAACATCTTTGTTATCTGATAGTGCATCTTCGATTGCAGCGTGAATAGCAGTACCCATAATTGCGGCAAGCTTCATCTCATTGTCGTTAGTCTCTGGCTGATCGTTGAGTCTGTACCAGACCTTACGACGACAGCCACCTAACTCTGATGGTCCAATCTGTACCTGTGTAGAACGTGAACGCTTTGCGTCCCCTGCACGTAGCGCATTCAGTAATAGTTCTTTTGGATCTGTCATTATTGCTACATCCTTTCCTGTACCACCAACTGTAAAGGCTCACCAGTGTTAGCGTCAAGAACCGAAGCGATTTCAACTGCTCTACGGGCGTGTCTCTTTGCGTAGGCTAGGTCAACATTAGGTTTGATAGCTGAATAAAGGTAGCCAAGAGCAAGCTGACCCCCACTACCAATGCCATACGCTCCGTGATTTGCTTGGAAAAAAGAGAGATCACAAGCAATACGAAAGATATTGCCGTTAAAAGCAATGAGATAATCGAAGCCACCATCTTTATCCACCTTGTTGTAGTCATAGTTGTTGTCGGTAAATGCTTGGTTGATACTTGGAATAATCTTCTTGCCCATAAACTGAACAGGATCTTCACCACGATAGAGCGGTGGCTTCCAGTTGTAGGCAAGAATATCTCCTGGTCTGGTGTCCCCTGAGATACCAATGAGATACTTGCCTACCTCAATAATCTTTGGGGTAGAGGTAGCAAGGGTAACTAGATTATCTTCTGTAATCTGAGAGTCAGCTACGAGTACTGCGAAGTCAATACCCTCTACGCCTACGATTGTTGTCATAGACTAAGGCTACCAGCAACGGCGTGTCGTATGTCACGCGACACCTACTCAGAGTTATCATAATGTATGCGAATCCGCCTACCCAGACTGTCCTTACCCAAGCTCTGGGGTAGCATTCCTAAGCCATTTGGAGCCGATCTGAGGGCATTAGGACCTGTCCACGCCTGTACCTGTGGCTGCACTATGTTCAACATTATGGCAGCCTTTGAAGACTACGAGATAGTCTGGTGGTTCCTTGATGGAACCTGTGCCAGCTGTGGAAATCTGGTCACAGTTCCCTGCCCTGCCGATAAAGTGGCATAAAAAAAGAGGCCCCCATCCCCGAAGGGATGAGAGCCTCTTAGCCTCGCAGTTACTTCTTACTTGGCTCCGCGTCCAAACTCTGTATTCTTTGGATCTAGTGCCTTGAGCAGTGGACCTGCAATAGCAGCGATTCCTGCTGATGCTAGTGCCTTTGGATCTGTAACTCCTGCAAGGTATAGCGCAATTACTGACGCTACTCCTGCACGGAGATATGTTGCGAGCATTGATTTCATCTTTGCATTGATTTTCATTTGTTCTCCTTCTTCTTAGGTAGAGGCTTAACTGCTGCCTTCACTTTATTGATGGCCTTTGGCTGGGGCAGCCAAGGGAACCAAGGCGAAGTGTCGTTACCGCACTCTTCCTTGATGGAAATATGTAGGTGCTTGTTGTGTGGGTTGGAACCTGTGTACTTGCGTTCACCCTTTTCTGCAGACCAGATCTTTCCCTTGAATATCAGGTACTTAACTCGTGGATCTTTCTGTAGCTCTAGGTAGATCACCGAGCAACCAACTGCGTGTCCTGGATCATCAGTCAGATCTACTGCAAAGCCTGAGTTGTGATCTGAGTTAGGGTTCTGATGTACGTGTGCTGCGCTAGGTAGCAATCCATCTGATGCCTTGTTGCGCTTTGGCCATAGAGCTGTTGCCTGACGTAGCACTGCGATAGCAGCAGGGGTCGCCTTCTTTGCTAATGGAATCATTTACTTCCTCACTAGTTCGACTACTAAGTCTTTGATGATGGCTACTTCGTGTTTAAGCCCAGTCAATTCGTCCCTCATACTTGATCCAGAGTTGGGTTTAAGTTCATTGAGGTAGTGCTTGACCAACCATTTAACGGCGCCAATGAAGCCACCTAAGATTGTCATTACAGCAACCGCTATGGTTGCATAGTCTTGTGCTTGCATTAGATTGTCCGTATCGTAACTAGTAGTGTGCCGCCAAAGCCAGAGAACCTTTTATCCTCTGGAGTTCTGTTAATGAAATCCATCTCTTCGATGATGCCTAGGTATTCCTCACCAGTTCTAAAGTCCTGGACTCGGATAGTGTCACCAACGTTTTCAATAGCTTCTAGTTGAGACATACGCTCATAGGCAGATCCTTCATAGCCCACTTCGTTGCTGAACTTATCTCTCTCGTGGTCATAACAGAAGACTGGATATTGGATCAGGCGCTGACGGGGAACTGCTGGCAATGACTTCAACTGGTAGCCAGTAAAGAGTGGCCCCTTAGATACATCAGTAGTTGACCGAGACATAGTAAACTTAAATCCTAGATACTCTTGTGAAGTAGTTGGGTAGTTCACGTTGATCTCAGGAACTGTTGTTCCTTGTGAGAATGTACCGATGTTGTATGAGTTATCTCGTGAGTCAATAGACTCGATAGCAAGACCACCATTGCTTGTATCAATACGAGCTTGTAGCAGTTTATAGATCTTAGTTTCAAGTGTGTTGTAGCGGATGTAACCAGTACGCAGGTAGCCACTTGCTACTAGGCTAGTTGTAGATTCAGCCCAGATGTTATTGCCTGTAGCAAAGGCTGCTCGGTCTGAGTTACCAAAGAAGGCAACCTGAGATGCAGTCGCACTAGCACCAGATGCAACAAGGTCCCAAGCCCAAGGAAAGTACAGAGCGTTAGAGATCACAGTTGTAGATAGGTCAGTGCGTACTAGCCCTGCTTCACCGTCTACAAGGGTTGCAATGTAGGCATAACTATCCTTGAAAGCAATAGCGGTACAAGGGGCATCTCTAAAGAGAAGTGGTCCATACTGGATGTCTCCAGTTGCATCAGAGACTCCGACTCTAAAGCCAGCACTTGTAGCAAGGATGGCATATGTACCAAGGTAAACATCAAAGTCATTGATGCGTTCACCAGTAGGTAGATCAATAATAACGGTAGGTGTTTCTAACGTTGGAAAGCCTAAAGAGTTAGGAGTTGTTGGATCAAGGATGATCTTAAAGACAGATGATGATGTTCCATTAGGATCATAGCCTGAGATGTAGATAGCCTGTGGTCCT